AATGGCGATAAGGGATTTACCGCAAGAGATTTGAAGAAACAAGGCTTAAGGGCTTATACTTACCATGAGAGCATGAATAAGCATATAAAGATTACAACATATCTTCTTAAGATTTGGGATGATGTAATTTTTGTTGATGGCACCGATGAAGAATACATAAACCAAATATGCGATTACAATGAGGATGCCGAACACGATGATGCGCCGGATAGTGCATCAAGTTTGGCAAGGCTCTTATTAAATAAAAATGAAAATGCGTATCAATCCATCTTACAAGGGAGGTAAACAATGAAGAGTTTTAACGATTTATTGGCATTGGGTGATAATGAATCATTAAGGAAAGATTTTATCATTTCCGCTATTGCAGACCATAAGGCAACACCGGAATACAAGATTGCCCAGGATGCGGAAATGTATATGAAAACATTAAATCCTACGATAATGGAATATAAAAAGTTGCTTTATACCATTACCGGTGAGGCGGTGCCGGATAACTTTAGCGCAAACCATAAATGTGCATCTTCCTTCTTCAAAAGATTTATTACCCAGGAAAACCAATATTTGCTTGGTAATGGTACATCCTTTGGAGAAGAGGGCACAAAAGAGCGGCTTGGCGGTGAAGATTTTGATATACAGTTACAAAAAGCCGGAAGAGCCGCACTTGTTGGCGGATTATCATTTGGATTTGCCAACTTAGACCACATCGAAGTGTTTAAGTACACCGAATTTAAACCTTTATGGGATGAAGAAGATGGAAGTTTAAAAGCCGGTATCCGTTATTGGCAAGTTGATGATACAAAGCCATTAAGGGCAACATTATATGAACTTGATGGATATACGGAGTACATTAAGCGCAAGGATGAAGAATTAACCATACTTAAGGAGAAAAGACCATATCAACAGATAGTGGCAAAATCTGAAGTGGATGGCACCGAGATTCTTGAAGGCAAGAACTATCCAACATTTCCAATTATCCCTTTATGGGGTAATCCGGAGCATCAAAGCGAACTTGTAACCATCCGGAGCCAAATAGATGCTTACGATTTAATCAAGAGCGGCTTTGCAAATGATTTGGATGATGCAAGCATGATTTATTGGACTATTACAAATGCCGGTGGTATGGATGATGTTGATTTGGCACAATTCCTTGAAAGAATGAAGGTAGTTAAAGCGGCTGTTGTTGGTGATGATGCATCCGGAAATGCAAAAGCCGAGGCGCATACTCTTGAAGTGCCCTATCAATCAAGAGAATCTTATTTAACAAGGCTTGAAACTGATATGTACAAGGATGCAATGGCACTTGATACAACACAGATTGCCGCCGGGCAAGTAACAGCTACACAGATTGAAGCCGCTTATGAGCCACTTAATGAAAAGTGCGATATGTTTGAATATTGTGTATTAGAGTTTGTGTATGGAATTTTGGATGTTCTTGGCATTGAAGATACAGTAACATTCACACGTTCAAAAATGAGCAACAAGAATGAAGAAATTCAAGCGGTTCTTTCCGGTGCTGAATATTTAAGCCAAGAATATATCACAGAAAAACTTCTTACAATCCTTGGTGATATTGATAAGATGGGAGAGGTATTAAATCAGATTGCAGATGATTCCATGAGCCGCATGAGTGGTGGAAATGAGCCGGAAGAAACTGAAAATGTTGATGTTATCAATGAGGATATAGCAAATGAAGTTGGATGATGGCTTTAAAGAATCCGAAAAGTTATTAAATCAGCTTGAAAAAGAAGTGCATGGAGTATATGCCCAGGCAACAAAGGAAATGACCGAAAAGGTTGATAAGTATTTTGCTAAATTCAAAGTGGAAGATGAAAAGCAAAGAGCAAAATATGAGCAAGGTGAAATGACTAAAAAGGAATATGCAGAATGGCGGCAGAGGAAAATGCTTACCGGCAAACAGTATATTCAAATGAGAGATACACTTGCACAAGATTTAACCAACACGGATTCTATTGCCATGAAAATGGTTGGCGATAAGATGATTGATGTTTATGCCTTGAACATGAACTATGAAACATACAACATAGAGCATGAAACAAGGCTTGATACATCATTTTCGCTATATAACCATGATTCAGTTGAAAGATTGATTAAGACCAATCCGGCAATCCTTCCAATACCAAAGCCGGATAAGATGCTTGATTACAAATGGAATAAACAGCATCTTCAATCCGCACTTACACAAGGCATTTTACAAGGTGAATCCATAACCAAGATTGCAAAGAGATTCCAAAATGTTTCCGAAATGGATGAAAGAGCCGCTATAAGAAATGCACGTACCGCCATGACCGGTGCCCAAAATGGCGGAAGGCTTGATGCAATGGAGAGGGCAAATGAAAATGGTGTGGAAGTAAAAAAAGGATGGATGGCAACATTAGATGATAGAACCAGGGATAGCCATGTTGAACTTGATGGCGAAGAACGTGAAATTGATGAAGAATTTTCTAATGGGTTAATGTTTCCTGGTGACCCGGAAGGAGAACCGGCGGAGGTTTACAATTGCCGATGTCGCATGATTCATGTATATCCAAAACATCCGGTGGATTGGAGTGATACAAGCCTTAGAAACACCGATAAACTTGGTGATATGACCTATGAAGAATGGAAAAATGGGCATAAGGAGGTGAAAAATGGCTAATATTGAAGTTAAAATTACGGAAGATAATGTTGATAAGATATTACAAGCCACAGATGAAGCCATATATAATGCCTTGGATATTATTGGCAATAAAGCCGCCGATTATGCCGCCGGATTAGCCCCGGTTGATACCGGAAATCTAAGAAATTCCATTACATCGGAAGTGGATATGGGAGAAAAGGCGGTGTATGTTGGAACGGCTGTTGAGTATGCGGCATCGGTAGAGTTTGGGCATCATCAACAAGTCGGAAGATATGTGCCGCAAATTGGCAAAAGGCTTGTAAGGGAATTTGTACCGGCGAAGCCATTTTTGGCACCGGCTATTGAGAATCACCTGGATGAATACAAGGCAATTTTTGAAGAAGAACTAAACATATAATACAATTTGACAATATACTAAATATTGTTATACTAAAAATAGGTAGTACACAATCTAGGGTAGCACCCGGAAAAAGCGAGAGGATTGTATGGATATTTTAGAAATATTAAAGAAACATGTTGATGAAAGTGGTAATATTAGTGCCGCAAAGTTTAGTGATGTTGTAAATGCCATCAATAGTGCTGTTGGCAAGGAATTTGTAGAGAAAAAGCGATACAATGACAAGCTAACGGAAATTGATGCCCTTAAAGGCGAGAAACAGAATGCCGAGGATAAGGCAACAAGTGCCGAGAAGTGGAAAACCAAGTATGATGCTTTGAAAGATGATTTTGAGGCATACAAAAAGGATATAACCGCAAAGGAATCCAAGGCGGCAAGAAGTAACGCTTACAAAGAGTTGCTTAAGCAAGCCGGAATTTCCGAGAAGAGATTGGATGCCGTATTAAAAGTATCTGATATTGATTCCCTGGAAATGGGTGATGATGGCAAATTCAAGGATGCTGATAAGATTCTTGAAAACATTAAAACAGAATGGGCGGATTTTATCACCACAACCGAAACTCATGGAGCAAGCACAGCAACACCACCATCAAATAATGGCGGTGGAAAAATGACAAAGGAAGAAATTATGAAAATCAAAGATACTTCCGAACGTCAAAAGGCTATTGCCGATAACCATGAATTATTTGGATATTAAAGGAGGATAATGAAAATGGCCGCAACACAAGTTGAAACATTAACTAACCCAAGAGATTCTTTGCCTAATGTTTATACAAACGTTACCGCAAGAGAAAAAGATTTTGTTACAAGATTTGGCTTAAATTGGAAGGCACTCCAGGAGATTCTTGGTATTGCTAGGCCAATAAAGAAAGATGCCGGAACAAAACTTGTTGCTTACACAGCAAGTGTTGCCCTTGAAAGTGGCGATGTTGACCCGGGTAATGTAATTCCTTATTCCAAGGCAACTATTACTCAAACCGCCAAGGATGATTTGAGCATTAAGAAGTATGCCAAGGCTGTTCCGGTTGAGGATGTTGATAAGTATGGCGCAGATGTTGCTGTGGATAAGTCGGATAATGCATTCCTTAATGAACTTCAAACAGTTGTTATGGATGCATTTTATGATGAACTTACCGGCAATACATCCGCAATGACCGGTGCTTATTCAACATTTCAAATGGCTGTTTCAATGGCCATTGGCCTTGTTTCGAATAAATTCAAAAAGCTCCATAGGGATGTTTCAAGCATTGTTGTATTTGTGAATACACTTGATGTGTATGAGTATCTTGGAAGTGCAAACATTTCCATTCAAAACATGTTTGGCATCCAATATGTGAAGGATTTTCTTGGCGCACAAACTTTAATTCTTTCATCCGAGATTGAAAGAGGTAAGGTTATTGCCATTCCTTCCGATAACCTTGTGCTATATTATGCAGACCCTTCAAGCGAGTTTACAAAACTTGGCCTTGTTTACACA